AAAGTAAAGGGGGGCCGAAGCCCCCCTCATATCGTCATTCAGGAATGGGAACGGCTTCCCAACCTTTTTTTACTTTCGCCAGCGGCGCGTCCTTATTGTTGCGGCTAAACTCGCCCGGACGCGCTTCGCCAAGCTGCGCTTCCTTGTTGCGGACCTGAAGGCGGGCGCGACGCTCTTCGATGTTCCTAGCTTCGTCCGTCAGTTCAGCCGGGCGCTCCATGAGGATCATGCCCTTGCGGGTCACGTACTGGTCCTTGCTGCTGGCGGGCATCAAGTGCGGCAGGCGATCAACCGGGACCGGCTCCCAGCCCTTGCGAGCCAAGGAGACGGCATAGGACGGGTCTTCCGCCCCGGCGACCGTGTGGCGCTTCCACTCATAGGACCAACCAGGCGGGATGTCCGTGGGGTCAATGTAAAACTCATCGACACCTTCATCCATTGAGCCAATGTTGCCACGGATTTCAGCGGCGCGTCGGGCCGCCCTAGCGCGCGGATCTTCCGCCTTCATTTCCGGGCGCATTGGTGGCCTGGAAGGAGACGGGGCGGCGTCGTTCGAGGCAAGAGAATCAAGAACTTCATCGGCCTCGAAGCTTTCAACGGCGTCCTTGCGGGTCAAGAAGCTTTTGCGCGGACGACCGCGCCTTGATGTCATGTCGTTCACTGGAGTTTCCCTTCTTTCTGGAGAGCGCGCTTGTTCTTGGCGTACTCTTGTTCAGTCATGCCCCAAAGCTGCGCCATTTCGCGCTCGGCGGCGGTCAAACGCACTACATCCGGCCTAGAGCCCGTGCCCGTTCCCGCCCTCGACACAGGAGCGGACGGCGGGGCCGATCGGCGCTGCGTCACCTTGGCGGCATCCGCCATGGCTTCATCCCTTACAGGCGGTGCGGACTGGCGGTTGATACGCAAAACGTCCTCGACGGCGGCGAAATACTCGTCACTGTCGGGAACATAACCGTCCGCCACGGCCAATTGATGCGCCGCGATCATCTTTTTCGTCAAACGCTGATCACGCGCATATTCAGGATGCGCCCTAACCCATGCGGCGCTCTGTGGCGTCAACTGAGACGCCAGAGCCTCGACGGGGTCGGCGGGCTCATACTTGGGCGGAGCCTGCTTAGGCTGCGCCTCCATGGCCTGCCTGCCGCTTTCAAGCTGGAGAAGCTTGGCGGCGTTCGAGGACATTTCCTGCTGAACGTCGGCGGCCCTGTCATAGTCGCCGGCGGCCATCGCGTCTCGATACTGCATCCGCAGAATGTCATTATTCCGCTTAACCGTGTCGATGGCGTTGGTAATAAGGTGAAGATTAGTCTCACTCACCTCATTTTGCGCTTTGTAAGCCTGCTGAGTGGCTTCCTGAGCGCGTTTTTCAGCGTTTGCGCGAGCCGAACGCTCCATTTCGATTTGCTTACGCAGTTCTTCAATGCCCGTTTCAGGGGCAATGACGTCGTCCTTGGCCTCCTCGGCCTTAACGACTTCGATTTCGGGCTCTTTTACGGCGGTTTCAGCCGGCTCAAGCTCAATTTCGACTTCTTCATTTTTATCCGACATTTATTTCTCCTTACCAAACGCGGTCAGGCGCATCAATGCGTCCGCGCACGCTGACATCATCCAAAATACGACACAGAACACCGTTGACAGTGATATTCCAACCATCGGAAGGCTTAAAAACAAGCCAATCGCCAAGGTTAAATTCTGTGTTTTCAAACCAAGCCCCATCTGAAACAAAAGCAGTGTTGCCTTTTTTGACCAATAGACCAACCTTGGACTGGTAACGGTCTTCGTCGGTCGTCTTGTCCGACAAGTAAATGCCGGATTTGGTCCTCTGAGGCCGAATATAGACGGCAACAAGCACCTGATTGTTGAAGATTTCGACCTTGCTGATGTCCCCGAGTTCCTTTTTCAAGGCTTCCTTGGGGTCGACTTCGTGCGTCATAAGCATGAAAGGCATTACTGGTTCTCCCGGTTAAATTCCACGTTCCCGCTTGCTGACAATATCGTTCGCTTCCTCAAAAAGCTCTAAAGCCTCTCGAAGTCCCGCGATTCTACCAACTTTTTGGCGAAAACTTTCGATGCTGTCGACCGTTCTTCCGGTGGACAGTTCTTCCTTCAACTCTTCAATTCGCGCGTAAATGAGTTTTGATAGTTCACGCTCAAATACGCTTGCATAGGTTAACAACACAGCCTCCCGAGCCGTTCCCCCCGAATGTTCAAACCGGCGGCTAGTCCGGGAGGGTTGACTAGCCGCCGGTGATCCAGAACGCCGACCGAACGGCGCTCCGAACTTTAGCCGCGAGGCGGCGTCAGGCCATAGGCCCTGATCTTCTCCAACCGACCTTCGCCGCCACCCGCGCCGTCATGGATCGGGTAGGCGCGACCACCTGACTTGCGGCCCATGGGGGGCATACCCTGCGGCCCCGCCTGCATGGGCATGGGGACAGGCATCGCCATCGGCGCGCCAGCGCCAGCGGGCGGCATACCCTGCGGCGGCGGAACCGGCACGGGCTGCGCCGGCAGACGCGGGGGCATACCACCGCCAGGGGGCATCATGGGATTGCCCATGGCGCTGTCGGGGTGCTTGCCGGCAATGATGATATTGACGTTCATCTTGCCCTTGCCAGCGCGCCCGCCATCCTTGCGAGCCATACGACCGCCAGTCGGGCGCGTGCCCTCGTACTCACCGTCGGCGACAGCCGAACCGCCCTTGGCGTGGTGCATGTGCTTCAGGGTTTCGGCGAGGCGGGCGCGCTTGGCGAGCTTGGGATTGTCGCTATGCGCGGCCTTGGCGAGCTTCTTGGCGGGGATTTTCTCGCCAGCCGGAACGTGCAGCGACTTGTGCAGCGCACCCGGATGCTTGATCGCGCCCGCAATCCAATTGCCGCCACCGTCCTTCTTGCCAGTCCGGGCTTCGGGCTTGACCATCTTGCGAATGAGCGCCTTGTCCTCGGCGACATCCGGGTGCTCGGCCTTGCCACCGTGCTTGCGGCGCATAAGCGTCTGAGCAAGTCCGGGGCGCTGACCAGCCTGCATCATGGCGGCCATCTGCTGCGGGTTCATGGCGGGACCGCCCGCCAGCTTGTGAACCTTTCCACCGTGCTTGCGGCCCTTTGCGGCCTTGGCGGCGAGAGCATCCATCGCCCGGCGATCCGCGTCGGAAGTTATTGGCGGGACGTAATTCGGATCAGTCTGGGGGGTATAATCCGGCGACGGATTGTAATCTTTCATACGCTGCCAGGTTGTCACCGGCGGCGCTTCACGCCCTTGCTGAATTACAGGATTGCCATCGGCATGGTGCTGCCGCTTAACTTTTCCGCCGCGCTTAAACGCGCCATCATGCTTTTTGCCAGCGCGCTCATCGTTGGCTTCGCGCACGTCGCGGTTAATCAAGCTGTCAGCCGTAATGGCGCGACCACCGGACTTGCGGGGCTTGCGACCGGCGTGGTGCTTCGCCATCACGCCCTCAACCTTGCCACCGCGCTTGTACAGGCGCGGGCTGACCGGGCGAGCGCCCGTCTTAACATCCGCGTTCATGTCGGTGGGTTCGGTCCAGCCAGAGGCGTCAACCGCGCCCTTGCTTGATCCAACAAGGCGGTGAGCCTTGGCCTTCATCGCCGCCCTAGCGGCCTTTGCTGCTTCGCTCATTTGGAGTCACTCCTTAAACCGGCGTCCCGGTTGCCCTTGATGAATTGCACAGCGCCGCAGGGCGACGGGCTGAATGAGAAGCGCGGATCATCGTTGATGCCCGCGTGTTAAATTTAGGGCGCGGTCAACAATTCCCGGATCTTCAATGCGAGCCGAGGCTGACTGTTGGTCAGCATCATCAATTCTTGGATTTTCAGTGGGAGCCGAGGCTGACTGTTGGTCAGCATCATCAACTTCACCACCATCGGCATAGCTTTGCATGCCATTGATAATGTCACCGTGGGTTGTCATCTCGTTGGATGCTTTGTCCCAAATCGCGTGGTGCGCAAGATGCTGATAAAAAGGATCATACTTTGATGGCGCCTGAAGACCGAGCGCGGCTTGACGAGCTGCGAGCCGGTTAACGGCCTCAACCCCGCCCTGGCCGCCACTGCGCGCAATAAATGGCGCAGCGAGTTTTGTCGGTTCGCCGGTGTTCAAAATAATTTGGCGAGCATCCAGCGTGGGCTGATCACCGCGACCGTAGAGTGAGGCAAGAAAGCCACTTTTAGATGGTCCAACGCCGCGAATATCGGATGTAAATTGACGCCATTCCTCGGGTGTTGATGCACCCTGAGCAGCTCGATGGACAAGATCTGATGCCGCTGTCTCGCGGCCCGGAATATTTTGCGCAGCCCAACGCATTGCGTCAGGAATATCCGTTTCATGTCTTCCAAACGGCGACATGGTTTTTACGGCGCTAGCAACGGTATCCGCTGAAATATTGCCTTTTGCCGCTTCATCAAGATATTTTTGCCCCATTGGGGTTCCAAGCCATTCCATCCACGCGCCCTCGGGGCGAATGGTTTCAACATCGCTTGGCAAATTGAGGCCAAGGCGGCGCAAATTGTCAGCATCCGTGGCGCGGCGCTGAATGCTGGCGCGGGTCGTGGTGTAACCTTTGAGCAAATCACGGGCGCTAAGGCCTTGGTTTCCAGCCTTATCAGCCATGTCCTTCATGTAATCGCCGAAAGCCTGAACGTGCGGCGGAATTTGGGTTATGTTCAAATCCGTGGCGACATCAGAAAGCGGGCGCCATTTCCAGTCAGCAATTTTGTTTCCCGCTGGATCTTCATAACCCGCATATTTTCTGGCGATCTCCAAAGCATGTTCCAAAGACATATCTGTGGGTTTAGAAGCGGCGCGAGCAACATCAGCGAAAACGCCACCAAAACGTGGAAGCTCATTAGCTTGCGCCTCGCTGGGCTCCATTGCTGCCGCAGCCATGAGCGCGCCAGCACCGTACTTAGCAAGTTTGCCGGGCGCGCCAGCCAATGACATCGCCATGCCGGGCAGACTTTTGTCCATCGCACTTTCAGCGAAGTCTGAAGCAACTGCAACTGGCGCCAATGGAGTGGCGTACAACGGCGCTGTCTTCATGTCGTATGCAAAATTTGCCAATGTAGAAAGAGCGGGAGCAACGTCATAAGGCGCGCGGCCCAATTCGGCGCCTTTGGCGTAACCGCTTTTAAGATTGATGGGCAATGTCGGCTTGTCACCAAGATGCGTCATTGACTGAATGTCTGGATTCTGTTGAGCAACGCGCGCAGCCATTTCCTTGTAGGCATTGATGCGATCTTCGTCCGATTGAATTGGGACAGAAGCATCTTCAGTAGGCGCCGCAGCCACCGCGTACGACGCCTTCAGCGCTCTATCCACAACATCATTGCCGCCCACCGGCTGTGGCGGCATATCAGCGCCCTCAACCGTCGCCCTGCTCGTATCAGGCTTGTTGGCATAAATCGTCAACGGCCTTGCGTCAGACGCATCTGCATTTTGCCCAGCCGCGACAGCCGCCGCGTAATCAGCATCATCGTCTGGCGTCGGATCACCACCGTCGGCATACCCGCCGCGCATCAAGTGCTTCGCGATCATATGCGCGAGGCGGATGGCTTTCTGCGGGTCGTGATGCCTCATGGATAAACACCCTTCACCGGGGCCTTCACCTGAGCGGCCAGCCGCTCTTTCTCAAGATCCATGCGGTCGCTGATATGGTCCTTGGCCATTTCCATCTGCTCAAGCTGGATCTTCGCCTGCCGATCCGCCGTGCGCTGGTCATCTTCCATTTGCTGCGATTGCAGCTTGATCTCGATTTCTTTGGCCTTGGTCTGCGCGTCCATCAACCGCGCCCGCGCCGTCATCAACTGGATCGGGTCAACCTGCGGCTGCTGTTGATGAGACTGCGCGCCCTGTGTCGGCGCGAACGCGCCCTGTTGTATCTTCGCTTGCGACTCGGCGGACTTGGCTTGAGCCATCATCATGCGGGCATTGGCGTCCTTTGTTTTGTTCGCCACATCGGCCTGCATCTTCATCATTTCAGGCGGCGGGGCGGCCTGTGCGTTCGGCGGGGCCATGAACTGCTGCGGGTTGCTCCACCCGATGGCCTGCAACGCCGCCATATCAATCGCAATCGGGTCGTACATCGACGGATTGGCTGCTTGAAGCTGCTTGAGCGCCATGATCTTCATCACGCGCTGACCGTGGCTCGCCGTGTTCGGATCGGCCTGCGGCGTCAGATCGCAATCCTCAAGGGCCTTCAAAAACGTCTGCTCGTCCCAAGGATACGACGCCTTCTTATTGCGCTGCCAGAAGCTTTCGGGGTGCTCCTTAAAGCACTCGACCAGCAGCCGGAACTCCTCCGCCTGAGCGGCGTGCATCCGCTTGTGAACCGCGTTCATGACTTTCGTTGCCTGCTCGATCATCGCGAGCGTCGTGCCCACGGGCGCATCCGCCCGACCCTCGCCGACTTGCGCCTCGCTCGTGCCGCCGATCCTCTGGCCCGTCTGCTCAATAGCCCCGGCAAGCGACATCAGTCCCGAACCCACATCCTTATACGGGAGCGGCATAATGGCTTGGTTGATAGGCAGACCGCCAGTTTTAACAAGCGCGCCTCCGCCCGGAGGCACGCGAAAGATATTCGTGTTCTGGCGCGCGCCAGTGTCGGCCATGAGGAAGCCGGGAAAATTCGCGTACATGCCAGCGTCAAGCATCTCACGCCACGCGGCAGTAAGAGCATTAGTTGTATTACCAAGTATATTAAGCAAACCAATGTCGTAGAAGCCAAGGCCGGGAACGAAGGTATATTTGACAAAGCTAACTCTAGCTTCCGGCAACTCCGCATCATCTTCGTCGTAATTGCGAACGACAGAAAGTATTTTCTTACTCGATACATCAGTGGTGACTCGATAGGGGATTTCCAATCCACTTGCCTCTCCCTTATACTTATGTTCAAAACCTTTAATGTTGAGTTCGCAATAACACTCATAAATTTCGCGGTCGCGATCATCCGGGCTTGTGCTATCAAGCGAAATACCCTGCTGGTCGCGCTTCTCGCGCTGCACCGCGTCAAGTTCCGGGGCCATCGCCTGCGATAAATCAGTGTCCCGATACACGCCTAGGATTTGCAATCTCTTGACCGTGGAAGGGCGCATCATAACCCGATGCGTGATCCTCTTGGCGTTCCGCAAATCGGTCGCGGCGTTGTTTACAATCAAATCGTCCGCGTCCACCGTCTCACTGACAGGGCGATTGCGGAGAGGGCAATAATAGACCTTTTTGAACGCCGTGCCGCCAAAGCCAAGCATCAACAGCATTCTATCGGTATCGGGATAATACTCTGTAGCGACGCTGGTTAGATAATGGTTCAGGTCGCGCTCAAGGGCGTTCGCTATCTGATCCTCGCCAAGATCGGCATTGTTATTGTCATTTCGGATTTTAACCGGGCCATCGGTTGGCAACAATTCCGACCGGGCGTTAGCCTGAAACCTTAGAACCGCCTCCTGAAGCAGGGGGTGGCGGACTTTGCTCATGCCCTCGACAGGCGCGCCGTCCGAGGCCCCCTGAAGGCCCGGTATTTCGATCTTCAGGCCCAGCAGCTTGATGCCCAGCGCCCGATCCTCGACCCACTCCTTTCGGCTGTCTAGGTCGTGCTCAATACCCCGCATCAACTCATCTCTGATACGGTAGAGTTCCATATCATCAATGTCATCGACAAGGTTCTCGAACCATCCCCGGTCTTTCCGCTCGTCGGCCTCCGACAGCGGCTTGCCATCAAGGCTAATCGTGACCGACCCGTCGCCGTGCTCGATCTTGACGATGGCGTTGCTATCGTCGAACTGCGGCTGATCCTCCCCATCGTCAACGGCCTCGACGACGACCTCGGTCCCGTCAACGGGAGCATCTGGCTCCGGCGGGCCGGGCAGGCGGATGTTGGGGTTCAGGCCGGCCATCAGGTATCCTCCAGGGCCTCCATTTCGGTCACGAACCGCTGGATGCCCTCCTGGGCGGCATAGTTATCAGATTTCGCGTGAATTTCATAGCGCCTGACGAAGTCATGGGGCGACCGACCCCAGACCTCGACAGAATAGACCGTCAGGCCCTTGTGACCGGGCGGCGGCTCGCGAACAACGTCAACGGTGGCATTAGCCAGAACGCGAGGCATTTCATATCCCATACAATGGCGGCGGCTGTTTGGTCGCCGTGTAGTCCTTCGATTGATCTATCTCCGCCAAGCGCTCCGGCGACCGGGTCAGCAAGCCCAGATCGCGGAGGTGGCGCACACTCTGGCTGGTTGAATCAACCAAATCGTCATTTTTACCCTTTGGGAATATAGCAACTTGGTTGATGACCATTTCCGCCCATTCCTTGTCGGGCGCGTAAACCATTCCCTCGGCGAACAAATGAGAAATAGAATGTAATCTAGCCAATTTGTCAAGATTACCGGGGTTGATAAGTTGAACGGCAAAATCCTCATGACCGAACAAGCGCCTTAATTCCTGAGAAACGCTTATTCCCGATGCCTTACCTTCGATCAGCAATTTATCAATTTTGTAATCTTTGCACACTTTTGCCACGCGAAGCACAAGATCATTTATCTCAAGGCGCTCTTGGAAAGCATACATCAAAATGATTTTAGGCACCGCGTCGAGCTCGCTGGAGTATTGCGCCGTTGGCATTTCCATGCGCTTCCCATACCTGTCCACGTTTAACGTTGATCGCGCGTTTGCGTCGCCAGCAAACACACCCCAAATGGTGAGGGCTGAATAATCGTTTTCCTGCTTAGTGGTGTAAGCTGTATCCAGCGACGCGATGACATAGGAAAGCGGCGGGAAAACGGGATCATTCCACAGCAGCCAGTGCTCGCGCTTAATAACTCCACCGCCAGCAGGTTCAGGGCGCTGTTGCAATTGCCCAGCGGCGGCATATGGACCAAGCGTCTTTTCCAACTGCTTGACTTGCTCATCATCGAAACGCTCGGGCCATAAAAGTTCGCCCGGAACCGTTCGAGGGTCTTTCCAAAGAATAGGCTCTCCATCCTCCGACTCTTCAGCGGGCACGAGAACCGTGTGAAAAGAACGATCAGGTTCGTATCTCATGGGCAAGCAAAGATGCGTCCAATCTCCCACCTGTTGTTCAAGAACATGACCGGAAATATCTCGTTCATTAAGCCGCTGGGCGACAACAATGCGGCAACCTTGACCGGGCTTTGAGTTGTTCAGTCGATTATACCAAGCAGTGTTCCACCAGTTGATCGCGCCTTCCAGCATGGCTTCGCTGTTGGCTTCGGCGGCGTTATTAAGATCGTCGCCGATCAAATATGATCCGCCAAGGCCGGTTGTCGAACCGCCGACCGAAACCGCGATACGCGCGCCATTCTTATCGGTCTGGAACCGCGTCTTGGTGTTAACGTCGCCTAATAGCTTAAACCTATGCCCCCAATGCGCTTGATACCAATCGGATTGGATAAGCGCGCGACATTTAACGCTATCCTGCAACGAAAGAGTAAGCGCATAACCGGCGCAAAGGAATTGAGCGCCAGGGCCAAGCAACATCGTATTGGCCTGTTGAGCCCAAACCCACGCCGGGAACATCGTGCCAACCACGGTGCTCTTCGAGAAGCGAGGCGGGACGTTTATCAGCAGGTTTTGAATGTATCCGTCAGCCGCCGATTCTAGGTGTTCGCATATGGCTTGAAGCGCGTATCCACCATGCGCGAATGGCGCGCTATCAATGTGCGGCCAAGCGGCGACAGTGAAGTCGTAAAGAGAAGCCTCGAATACTTCGGATTCAATTTCAAGTTTGCGCGCGCGTATTTCGCGCAGCGTCGCCTCGCGATCAATCGACTTATCAAGCGTGATCGCGGGCATGGATTAGCTGCTTTTCCCGACGCGCCCATGATGCGGCTTCTTCTTCGCCACAATCGCGAGCAACGTTGACGAACTTGATAACCATATGATCGGGAACCCATCGGGGCAATTCAAGGTTTATCTTGTATCTGGAAATAAGACGACGTGCTTGAGCGCGCTTATCCCGCAACGCAGCGACGCGAATAGCGCGCTTTTCAGGATCGGCATGGAAATCGGCCACTTTGGCTTGAAATGCCGGATCGGCGGCAACTTCCCGCATTATTTCCCGGAATTGCTGCCGAAACTCCGGATTGGCGTACGCTTTTCGAGAAAGTTCCCGCTTGATCTTTCGATATTCGGGCTGGCGATGCGTGTCACCGATTGAGTTGAGCGCGACACCTAGAACGCGCGCCCATAGTCGAATAGTGCGTGGCGTAGCTGCAAAATGCCAGGCTATCTCAACCGTAGGCGTCTTATCAGCGGCGAGGCGGCGCAAGATTGCCTCATTCTCCGGCGTTCGGATTGTTCGGCCAATGCGGGGAATAGGCAAAATCAAACTCCTGCCCGCGCGTCAGAAATCAAAGCCAATTGAGCGCCCGCAACAGAACGCATCATTGGCCCGTTTAGCCATTGTTCGAAAGTATCATTTGAATGATGGCCAGTTGGTAAAGAATACCATGCTAACAAAACCGCCTTCAAAGCGGCTTCAAGATTTTGACGACGCTTTTCAGTGTGGATATGGGCTTCATGCAAACGGATATAATCCGCGTCGGTATAGTTCTGGTTAGCGTCGCTCATTCTAATGATCCTTTCATTTTCTAACGATAACTTCACGCGGGTTGTATTTGGTCAAGCTACCCCTTCGCCGCGCCCGTCTTGAGTAGCGCCTTTTCCAAGGCTTCCAGCTCCTCAAGCGACAGACCAGACACGTCCAACTTGTTCGTGTTCTCGGTCTTGATCGGGCCGCCATCAATGCCCGAGACTTCCTTGCGTTCTGTATAGTCCTCTCGGAAACGGGCGGCAACGGACTTGGACCAAACCATGGCGTTGAACTTGCCGGAAACAAGCCCTTCCATGCCTGTTTTCTCCCACCAAGCCTGTTCATAAACCTTCGCGCGCTTTAAAGATGTGGAAAATTCTGGATATTTATCAGACCAATCATAAAGGGTCGAGCGATCAATATCTAGGTCTGCCGCTATTTGCATAGGCGAATAGCCTAGCTTTCCAAGCTCGACAACGCGCTCGCAGTACTCTGGCTTGTAGAGGGATGGACGGCCAAGGGGCAATCGTTCCTCTGGTTTCTTGCGGGGCGTCGCCACTATGCGAACTCCCTTTCAACAGCCGACTGCCCGAGGGGCAGATCGGCGAGCATCCCTAGGGCGGCCATGTAAGTGTCGATCAGGGCCTGCTCGCGCATCCGCTTATCGGCATCCTGCTTCCTCATGGCGATGATTTTCTTGATGATTTTGGGATCAAAGCCATTTGATTTGGCTTCGAGGTAGATTTCCTTAATTGATTCGGCGATGTCCGCCCTTTCGGCTTCCTGTCGCTCAATGCGCGACACGATTGATTGCAGCTGGTTGTTTGTCATTCGATATTTCTCCAATTACGACTGCGATAGCGACCTCGGCCTGCCCGAGACAGAATGAGCAGGGCTCCCGACATGGATCGCCGGCCACGAAGTCGGGCGGGGTATAGGCGCAGAGCGCGAGGGCCACCCGATCGACGATGTCCTGATTCATGGGGCTATTATAACCACGATCGCCGGAAAATCAAATCCAACTAGTTATCGACAGACAATGTTCAATGAGGCGCATTTTTCTGGTTGACTATGCGAAATGGTTTCGGTATCTTTGGATCATCAACTGATGGAGATAGACATGTTCGAAGTTTACGTTTCAGGCCAGTTCCGCGAAGTCCTCGCCCGCTTCGACACCGAGGACGAGGCGGTTGACTACGTCAAGAACGTCCGCAAGGTCTTTTTCATTGAGGCCGACGTTGACTATCCCGGCTGCTGGGATGCGATTGACAAGGCGGGCGTTATTTACGCGATCGAACTTATTGGCGTTTTACGGATGTAACGGATTTGCAAATTTGGAACGCTTTGCGTGATATGCGGGAGGCGGCCTAATTCGCTAAATTAAGGGGGCTTCGGCCCCCACTTTCACCCTTACCAATGGAGATAGACATGACATTCAAGGCTAAAAAGAACGAAATCGTCGCTATTCAAACGCAACGCTCCAGCACGAAAATGCACGGCAAGACCGAGCGCTATGTCACCTATAATCTCGCGAAGGCGACCCGCTGCAATCGCCAGGGCATTGTCGAATGTGTGCGATACGAGCCGCGCGGCCGCGAGTACTTGCTGAATTACAACCAGCGCGCTCTGGTGATCAGCGGCCCCAATCAGGATTTGGCGGCTCTCTTGTGGTCGTCGGATCAAAAGGAATACTCAACCGCCGAGGAACTCAAGAACGCCATTCTTGGCGTCGCCACAACAGCTTGATG